TAAATTAGGCGTTCAATCTGTTCAGCCACAAACACAAACACTTCCAAGCGAAACTGTTCAAGTCGCAAGTGGTGCATCTAGTGCACGTCCATCTGTCCGCGGAACGATCAGAGACATCATTATTCAAATTACGGGTGATAATCATTACTCAAACGACATGGACGCTGAAAAAGTAGCAAAAGTAGCATACAACTACATCAAACGAAAATTAGAAGAAGAATATTTTGAGGGAGGAGCGATGGCAATTTATGAGTAAAAGCGTATATCAATTTTGGTTCGCATGGCCAAACGGCACAAAATCTCGTTTGCCAGTTCTTCCTTCTACCTTAGAAATAAGTTGTGGTTCTCAAAATGAATCTATTAATATAGCAGGACTGGGAGAAGTCACAATCCTTCAGGATCCAGCGGCAAAAACCATATCATTTTCTTCTATCTTTCCTGCACAATACAGCCCTATTTGCGAATATGATAATTTCTCTGCACCGTGGGACTTTGTGGAAAGGATTAATATGTTCAAGGAATCTGATAAGCCATCTCGCCTAATCGTAACCGGAACACCAATAAACTACAATGTTTCCATTGAAGAATTTAATTATCGAGAAGGAGAAAACGATATAGGAGACATTAGCTATGACATCACATTAAAGGAATATCGTTATGTAAATGTTCGTAAGGTCAATACAAAGCCAAGTGCAAAGACGACACAACGTCCAAATAATCAAACGAAACCTAAAACTTATACAGTAAAAAAAGGTGATACTTTATGGACATTAGCAAGGAAGTTTTACAATGATAGCTTACAATGGAAAAAACTTTGGGAAGCAAACAAGGACATGTTAATTAAGCGCGATAAAAGGAATATTAAACAGCCGGGTCGCTGGATCTATCCTGGCCAGGTGTTGAAGATACCATGATGGAGTTATTCCTTGTAAAACCAAACTACATGTTACAAATCCCAACGGAAAGCATTACCTGGAGCGGGCAACGTTATAGTGCAGCCAGAAAAGTAGAAGCAAATATACTTTATAAACATGTCGGGTATGACATCCTGTCTGAAATTGAAGAAGGAAACACAGTTCTTTTTAAGTGGAAAGGTGCAGAACTATTTAGAGGAACAATATTCAATCGAGATATTACAAAGAGCGGAAAATTAATGTTCACTGCTTATGATATGTTGCAGTATTTGCTTTTAAATAAAGATGTCTATGTTTTTTCCAAGAAAAGAGCAGACCAAATTTTACTTCAAATTTGTAAAGACTTTCAAATTCCTTATGCAGGATTGGTTAACACCAAGTACATTATAAAGTCGTTGGTTTTCGATAGTGAAACATCTTTGTACGATATGGTTTTAAAGGCTTTAATAGAAACCGAAAAACAAACAAAAAAGAAATATAGGGTTTACTCACGTCTTGGAAAATTACAATTGCAAGAATGGGCCAATCCTTCCTTACAGTGGGTACTTGAAACGGGTGTAAATATTGAGGATTTTACCTACTCAACATCCATCGAAGAAGTTGCTATACGTGTGAAATTGGAGTCGGGTGAAGATAAAAAGACAACAAAAGTAGTGGTATCTGATCAAGATGGCATAAAGAGATATGGTGTGCTGCAGTACTATGAAAAGGTGACGGATAACTTGAACAAAGCCCAGCTAACACAACGGGCAAACAATCTTTTGTCAAAGAAAAAATCGCCGAAAAAACGGTTGAGTATAGATGGATTAGGTATCACAGAATTAACGAGTGGAATGCCTGTATATGTAAATATTCCAGATGCAAAATTACGTGGAACATACTTTATTGATTCGGACACTCATACTTTTGCAGGGAATGTCCATAAAATGAGTCTTGATCTTATCACTTCTAACGATCTGCCAGAGGAGGGTGCGTCGTGATACAGACAATCAAAAAAATCGCATTAGAAGCAGTACAAGCAGAGTCTCCACTACGTTTGGTAGAAGCAACTGTTGTTATTCCTCCTCCTGATATTCAAATTCGATTAAAAAGTAATCCAAAACTAATTATTCCATCGGATATTATTTCGATTGCGGAAAGACTGACTGAGCCCGGTAAAGAACTGAAAATCGGTGATAGAGTAATGGTTGCCATCATACAAGGTGGGCAATCTTTTTTTATTTTGGACCGATTTTGATTGGAGGTGACGGATCATGCCACTTTCTCCGGAGATAGATATTCCAGAAACAGAGACAAACAGAACCGTTTCACCTTCAAAAACGTATAAGTTAGATTTCGAAAACAGAAGGGTCTATAGCGAAAAAATCGATGGGAAAGAAGCGATTGAACAATTTATACACAAAGCATTACGAACAAGACGTCTTGCTCATCCCATCTATTCATCAGGCTATGGAAGCGAACTGTATGACCTTATTCGAGACAACACTGTAACAATTGAATATAAAAAATCAGAAATTCAACGTTTGATAACTGAAACAATTATTTACGACGACAGAATAGAACAAGTATCTGATTTTAACATTCAGATAGACGAAGAAAATGTCTATATAAATTTCAAAGTTGAGACAGTCGAAGGAGTGATTGATATCGAGGAGGTGATCCCGAGTGTTTGAACATTTGACGTTTGAGTATTTAATGGACCGTATGTTAAGCAATGTGGCTGATGATGTAGATAAACAAGAAGGATCTATTATTTATGATGCCATTTCATTAATGGCACCAGAGCTGGCACAAGCATACATTTCGCTTGATAGAATACTAGAATTAACCTTTGCTCGAACATCAGAAGGAGAATTTTTAGAATATCGAACTGAAGAAAGTGGAGTTAAAAGAGAACGCGCTATAAAAGCGGTAAGAAAAGGCGTTTTTAATATTGACATACCAATAGGAAGTAGATTCCAAGGTGGGGAAGTGATTTATTCCGCGATTGAGCGATTGGATGTCGGTGTATACAAAATGGAAGCCGAGACAGCCGGTGAAATTGGAAACAAATATTTCGGAAATCTTCTTCCATTGGACAATATTGATGGTTTAACTAGCGCGATCTTATCAGATGTATTAGTTGAGGGAGTGGATGAAGAAACAGACGAACAGCTATATGACCGATATTCAGAAGAAATCAATACTATTAAATATGGTGGAAATGTTTCTCAATATAAGGAATGGATCAATGAAATACCTGGAGTTGGTAGAGTTAAAGTATTTCCTCTATGGCAAGGACGAGGCACCGTAAAGGCAACGATTTTAGATGTAAATAATCAAGTTCCCAGCCAAGAACTCATTGACCTTGTACAAAATACCTTGGATCCATATCAGGATGGTAAAGGGAATGGTCTTGTCCCAATTGGTCATGTGTTTACAGCAGTAGGAGGAATAGCGAAGGTAGTAAACATCAATTTGGAAGTAGTATTCAACGATGGATACGGTCCGGTAGACATTCAAGAGGAAGTAGAACAAATTATTAATCAATATTTTTCAGAGATTAACTTTTTAGAATCAACAATACGTCATGCCATCATCATCAGTCGGGTTGTTACTGCATTAAAACAACAAGTGAAGGATGTACTGAATTTGGAATTAAACGGGGTAGGTGGAAATCTTATTTTAGGAGAAGAAGAAGTCGCTACTTTAGGGACGGTGAATATCATTGAAAATTGATTTTCTGGAAGAAGTCACCGACTCTCTTTTTTATTTACCTGAATACTATGAGGAAATTAGAGAATTTCAAGAGTTGGCAAAAGTAGTCAATATTGAGATGAATGAACTAAAAAAAGCAATAAATCTAGTGATGAATGAACAATATATTCAAAGCGCTGAAAAAACACTAGAATGGCGTGAGGGTGAATTTAATATCATCGCTAACGCAAACGAAACACTTGAGTTTAGGCGAGAACGGTTGATTGAAAGGAAAAGCAGAAAACCACCTATAACGATTAGGAATTTAAAAAACTTATTAAATCAATATATTGATACACAGAACGTTGAAATTGAACTGATTCCAGGAGAATATGCTTTTGTTGTTAAAATGCCCGCGGTAGATGGATTTAAATACAAAGACATTCAAAAGATTATTGAACAAGTAAAACCAGCTAACATGGAATACGTACAAAATCCATTCGGCTTAGAAAGAATACGTATCGTGGAAACGAGCACAGAAAAGAAAATTGTCTATGCACAAGCTGGACTAGCGATTGTTGGAAAAACACGGGTTGGAACAGTTATCAGTGAAAAGGCAGTTTATAACCGATAGGGGGTGCAATTTTTGAGATGATTAGCACTTCATATAAAACAAAACTAGTAAATTTGACAAAAGATTCAATCGCCAAAGCAAGAGTGAATGACAGTATCGATATCCCTAATCTTTTGTTTTTTCCAAGTGCTGATTCATTAACGATTGAATTGCAATTTCCGACTAATTTGATTGTAAACAAGGTCGAGTTTTTAGACATAAATGGAAATGTGATTTCAACAATATCTGGTTTGCAAATTGATACAGCCATTAACACTGTATTTAGTCATAACATGCAATTCTTGCAAGGAGGTGTGTAAGCGTGACGTTTAATAAGAAAATTTGGCAATACAAAGACGACATTACAGAAGATGAACTCAACCGTATGGAGCAAGGTATTGCCGATGCTCATTCGCATATAGCCGACACAACCGTTCACATTACTGCGGCAGAACGAACGACATGGAACAATAAAGCCGAAAAATCAGTTGCGACACAAACGTCTGACGGTCTAATGTCGAAAACAGACAAAACGAAATTGGACGGCATTGAAGCTGGCGCACAAAAGAATACGGTCAATAGTGTCAACAACAAAACTGGAGCCGTTACCCTTTCGGCCTCTGATGTGGGGGCGGAAACACCTGAAGGTGCGCAAGAGAAAGCAAACCAAGCTGAACAGAATGCGAAGGAGTATACAGATCAAGAGATTGCTTCTGCAAAAGCATACGCTGATCAACAACTTATTGCGGCCAAAGATTATACCGATCAGAAATTAGCAAATCTATCAAATAATGAAACGGTTCAAGGGATGCAAAAAGAAATCGCCAACCTCAACTTGCAACTCGAGGCAAGCCAGCGCGTGCCAAACGGATACACATTCGGAACGGACTTTCTCAATACGTTCGGCATGACGATTGATTATACGAAAACAACTGCAATCGGAGCGTTGGCAGTCGGTACAACAACGATTCCTGTCGAATCAGTCACCGGCTTTTCAGTCGGACAAGAAGTTACGATTTACGACGATGTAAATCTCGAACGTGTGACGATTTCAGCGATAGACACAAACGCCAAAACACTGACAGTATCTGCGCTGACCAAATCGTACAAGGATAAAGCGAATATTGCCCGCACAATGGCGGTAGCTGATACGGTTAACAAATGTATGAAATTCGGCGGTTGGTCAACGCAAACGACTAATACCGTTACGTATGCAACGGTTGTGGAGAGTGCGTATGACACAAGCGGTAATGGTGGGCGTAAGTTGGTGCGGTTGTCGAATGGTTGGTTAATAAGTATTGTTATAGATCAAACCAATAAAATCGGTTATTGGTATAAAACTATAGATGGCATTAATTGGACATTACTGTGTCAAACATCTAGCATCTCTGCAACTGGGCCTTTTTATGCTTCAATGGTAGCAAAAGGGACAATGGTTTATACGCTTTTCGGAGCTACTTCTAGCGCTACTGCTAATTGGTTGTATAGTTTTGATGCTTCAACAGTAAGTGGCACAATATCTGACCAACCGACTGTAGATACTAATCAGTCATCTTTTGGTGCTGTTTCCCTCGCCATCAACAGCGCAGGAACGGAACTCCATGCGGCATGGGGATCGAAAAACTCCACGTATCCGAACTCGTTCAATATCCGTTATGCGAAAGG